CAATTGCGGCTCACGGCCTATAAGCCGACGCCCACGGACAAGTGGACGATCGGCTGGGGCCACACCGGCAAGGAAGTCGTCGAGGGGCTGACCTGGGTTCTCTCCCAGGCTGAGGCGGCCTTCGTCAGCGACACGCAATGGGCTTGCACGGCGGTAATGAAGCACGTCGATGTCGAGCTGAGCCAGAACGAATTCGACGCCCTGGTAGCCTTCGTATTCAACGTGGGCGAGCCTCAGTTCGCCAACTCGACGCTACTGCGGGTGCTCAATACCGGCGACAAGGCCGGCGCGGCTGAGCACTTCGCGGAGTGGAACCATCAGGACGGCAAGGTACTCCCTGGCCTGACTGTGCGCCGAGCCCAGGAGAAGGCGCTGTTCACCGCTGCGGCCCCGTCTCCCGCCACCTGAGCCCATGCTTTCGAGCGCTCGCCCTAAGCGCTTCTCGAGGCGCTACGTCGGCGCGAGCCAGCAACCAGAAGTAGATGCCCTGGAACGTCGGCCCGTGGTCCTGAAGCCACCACGAATGGAGCTGCGTGCATATGTGGTGGGCGGTCTCGTGGAGCACCACGGCTGGGTTCTTGTGATCGAGCCGTAGGCTGATATAGGCCGCCTTCGGGTTCTTGGGGTCGCTATAGCTGTAGCTCATCTTCCGCCCCTGGTGCTGCCGGATTGGCACAGGAGCCACGTTGAACGCCTCGCAGGCTGTCGCGTGGAGGCGGCGGCACTCCTCCAGCGTCAGCGAGCCCCGATTGAACGCCGGCCAGTCTCCCTCGAAGTCGTACAGTTTCTGGCACCACGGGTCGGGCTGGCCGGTCGATCCGATAGAAAGGTTCATCCCGAAGGTCTCCGCCAAGGCCGGTCGTCCGGCTCAGGCAAAGACGCTACCAGCCTTTCCCGAGCCGCCGCAATCTTGACACGGCGGCTCGGGCGAGCGCGCGGGTCCCTTTCCGCGCACTCCAGCAGTTTCAGCAACTTACGGCTCACGCCCGAGGGACGCTGACCCACGGGGTCTCCTTGCCCTTCGGCGCCTTGTCTGCGAACACTTCCATTTCCCAATTCACTCCCAGGTCGGCGTGAGTCGTCCAGAGGTTCTGGCTGGCTCGCGAGAAGCGGAAGTTGTGTTGGGCTGCGTACTCGTCATAGCCCTTCAGACTGTTGTTGACGATCAGATGGCTGAGCGTGATGCGCTGATGCCAGTGCCCGCACTCCAGAATGTCGAAACTCTGATCGACCGCACTGTTGCGCTGCTGCTTCTTCTGCGTGCCGCGCATGAGGGAGCCGATAGGTCCGATGATGGAGTCAGAAGCGGGGAACTGGTCGCCGTGCGTCAGCAGGTAGCGCGTGTTGTAGACCTTGTACAGCGCATCCGCCGAGTCAGGAATGTAGAACTGGAATCGCTTGTCGGCCGCGAAGTGCTTGGCCAACATCTGGTAGAGCAGCCAGCCGAAGCTCGTTGCATTGCGATCCTTGTTCCACGTCTTCTTGGTGTCACGGTCGTGGTTGCCCGAGACGCACGGCACGAAGACGTTGCCGAAGATGCCGGCGAGGTAGGTCAGTGCAGCGACGAGGTTTTCAAACAGGTCCAACCACGTCGGCATGATGCCCTTCTCGTTGGTCGCGGCAAGCTCCTCATGGATGTTGCCACCAACCATGTCGCCGCCCAGCTTGACCACGATACCAGGGTAGCGCATCTGCGGATCGAGAATTTTCAGCAGGTAGGGGACGGTCTCAACTACGTGTTTAAGCCGGCGCCGCGCAATGGCGAGGTCGAACTCGTTGACACCGTTGACCTGCTCCTTGAACACGCGCTCGCCCCAATGCAGGTCCGACAACAGCAAGCCGGGCACGCCGGGCGCCGCTGACGTGATGCGCTGCTCATAGAGCCACTTCGGCGGCTGGAGCTTGTTGGTCTCCAGGCTGAGAGTGCCCAGGTAATCGCGAATGGCGTCAGCCGTGATTTCCTTCTCGCGAGCAATCTGCAAGTCGGCTCTGAGCTGACGGATGATTCGAGCCGGATCGTTCTCAGCCAGGAACGAGTCGGCTGTCTTTGGCGCCTTATCCATTGTCCTTCTCCGGTGTGTAGCGGAACTTGGCCGGGACAACTTTGGCGTCCGCGAACCAAACATAGCGAGCCTTGCGGCCCATGAGCTTCGGGACATACGCGACGTGGCGATGGAACTCGTCACGCATGCGCGTTATCTCCACCAGTTGGAGCCCGCAGCGCTTAGCCAGCTCGGTCTCCGATTCGTGCTCCTCCGGTCCGACTTTCAGGAGTGCAGCGAGCGCTCCTTTGATCTTGTTGCGAACGAGCGTGTCGCGATCGTTGTCTTTCATGAAATCGTCCAGTGTCTTTGCTTTGGTAGCCATGTGGGTGCTCTCGTGTTGTGTTACTTGCCGGCCAGCTCGTCACCGAGTGGCTTGTCCTTCTTCTTGCCCTTTCTCTCGGGCAGGTTTTTGGAGGCTGGCCCTGCGGCAACGAAGTCAGCGCCAACCGACTTCGGGATTCCGAGGGTGCTGTGACCCTCTTTTGCTGCGTACATCGCTCGACGCTGAGCTTCGCTGACGTAAGGCATGATTCAGACTCCGGTAGTGGCGTTGCGCCGCGCGTTTATGCAGGCGTAGCATTGGCAATTCAGGACGGGCGCCTGGGTGCCGTTGCCGAACCCGTAGCATAGCTCGGTTCCCACGGGAACCGCCATTGCCTCTTGCTTCTCGATTTCCAGCTCCAGGGCCGCCAGAGCGCGCCATGCCGCCTCAGCCAGCACGTACACCTTGTCGAACCCCTCGCCGCAAGCCGCCTGAACTTCGGGCGGCAACTCCTCGAATACGAGCCCTTCCTGGGCTTCGAGGATGTGGCGGAACAGCGAGCCGAGCTGGTCGGTGCTCTTGCCGCGAGCCCAATTGATGTCCTGGGGCTTGCGATCGGGGTTGTAGCGCACATTGTTGGCGACGCACACGCGAGTTACCTCGCGCAACGCTTTCGGAAAATAGTCGGTGATCATCTTGAACATCGGCAACATTTTCCGCTGTTTGTCATCACGTGGGAGCAGCATTAGTAGTCCTCCCTGTGGCTGTACCCGTCCAAGAGCAGGCTCACGACCGTGGTTTTTGACAACGGCGTCGGCAGTTCCTCCTCGACTTGCCACGTGAAGAACCGCAGCTTGTTGAGCAGCCCCACGGTTACTTCCAGAGTGGCACCGCGCGAACGCCACCAGTGCGGAAGTAACACGATGCCTTCGATGCCCTGGTCGGACAGTACACGCACATCACGTGCCAGCACTTCGCCCCAAGTCTCGCCCGTGGCGTTTTTCAGCCGCTCGTAGGCTCCGTCCTTGGATTTGAGTGCGGCAGCACGCATTTCCGGTGAATCCAGCTCGGCGGGCGACACAACGTCGTACCCTTGAGCGCGAAGTTGGCGGGCAACGTGGTCGAACAGCGGCACGTTGAACTGAGGGACCCCCGTCATAGGGCCGGCGATATATACCTTCATGACTGGACTCCTTCACGGTCAGCAACGTGATGCACGCAACAGCCGGCGGCGCGGAGCAGACGGGTTGTCTCCGGGTGATCCTCGAAAACAAGTTTGGGGCGTGCGGACGGCTCGCGCTGAAGGTACCACTCCAGCTTGAGAATGAACGCGCGACGCCAGTCACCCGGCTCTCGCATGAGCAGCCTGTCAAACGGCACGAGCTGTTTTAACAGCCACTCGCGAGTTTGCTCGATGTAGGTGTAGGGGCGAGCTGTCCAGATTTCGATGCTGTGGCCAGCGCTCTCCAGAGCGCGCAGAACGGCCATTGTTTCCGGCAGCGGTTTGTCCAGATGCGCGAGTGCGTGGAATTCATCCCAGCGCTTCTCGTGCGCCAGATGCTCGCGGTGGGCACCGTTGGATATGGTGCCGTCGATGTCGAATGCGACAATCATTTTCGTCTCCTTTTCATGTGAGCCAATACAACATCTTGCACCGAGCGGTTTTCGTGGTGGACCAACATCGCATTCTCGTCCTCGGTGCCGCGAGCTACGATGTCGTAGATGAACATGGCTCTGTCGAG